CTTGATAAAGGAGAATTATAAAATGGCTGTAACAAGTAACTTTGGCGTACCTACACCGGACGACGGAACCGGTAGTGTTTTAATGCCGAAACTACAATATCGTTTTCGCGTCTTGTTTGATAATCTAGGCGGCAGTAGCGATGGCAACACTTTTGTTACTAAAAATGTTGTCAGCGTAACAAGACCTACTCTAGATCATGAAGACGTAACAATCGATGTGTATAACTCAAAAATCCGTCTTGCTGGTAAGCACACATGGGGCGATGTAACATTAATTATCCGTGATGATATTAATAGTGATGTAGTCACTGCATTAGGTGCTCAAATGGCATCACAAGTCAACCACTCTGAACAAAGCAGTAGAAAAGCAGGTGGTGATTATAAGTTTGGTATGAGAATTGAAATGCTAGACGGTTCTAACGAAGGCGATGGCCAGGATGCAGTAATTGATGCATGGACTTTAGCAGGTTGCTTTATTCCTAGTATTCAATATGGTGATTTGAACTATGCGACAAGTGAAGTTGTACAGATCACAGCAACCATTCGTTATGATAACGCTAGTAATGAAATTGGCGCTACAGGCGGTGACGATCTACTATCTTCACCTGGCGCAGGCAGTGATAACGATCTAAGAATTGCTGCTGGCGGCGACGCAGTAGCATAATTTAGGTTTAGGATAAGACGATGGGTCGATTTCTTGGTGATGCAGCATCTGATGTTTATGCACAATCGGCTTCTGGATCTAATACGATACAGTCATTTATTCCTAGATCCAAGTTTCAATTTATCGTTAAAGTAACATATAGGAATCCTGAAGCACCATCAGGATTCCAAGTTCTTTATTTAGATAGAATTGCTTCTATTGGCCAACCTAGTTATACAACTAGAAATAACACACTTAATCAATATAATAGAAAACGTACAGTACAAACTGGCGTAGATTATAATCCAATAACATTGGCTGCATACGATACAAGAGATGCACAGATGGAAAAGTTTATAAAAGATTATACAAATTTCTATTTTACAGGACCTATTAACTCTGAAGCAACATCAAGAAGTTTTAACTATGATGTTTCAATGGAAAACTTTACTGACGGTTCTTCCAATCACGGTTTACGTTTACAAAAATACAAATACTTTATATGGATGATTGAAATTATTAAAACATCTAGCAGTCAAGATTATAATGTAACAAAACTTTACAATCCTATGATACAATCTATAGCAACAGATGAATTGAATTATTCAGACAGTGGCCCTATTTTATATAATGTAACATTTACATATGAAGGGTATAATGTACAAACTTATAATTCTGATCAGGCAGGCTCATTATAATATAATAAATATTATTATGGCAAAGTTTCAGAATGGTATATATCCAGTTAATAATCCTAAAAAGTATCTAGGCAAAAGTATGCCCAGATATCGCAGTGGTTGGGAATTAGCCGTTTTTAGAATGTGTGATAATCATCCTGCTATTTTAGGATGGGGAAGTGAAACACACCGTATACCTTATAAAAATCCCTTAACAGGTAAAAACACAACTTATGTTCCTGACTTATTAATTGTATATAAAGATAAAAATGGTCGTAATCATGCTGAAATGGTTGAGATAAAACCTAGCAAGCAAACATTGGGTGAGGCCAAAACATTACGAGATAAAACAGCGGCAGTTATTAATGCGGCAAAATGGGAAGCAGCAAGAGCATGGTGTGCAGCACATCAAATGGGTTTTAGAGTTATTACTGAAAATGAAATATTTAATAAACCACAGAATTCTAAAAGGAAAAGAAAATGACAAAAAGTTTAGAAGAGGAATTTAATCTTCCACCTATAGAGGAAGTGAAAATACCTGATGAAGAACAAAGTACTGAGCGAGACACAGCAGATATACAGAATGAAATTCTAGTCACACAAAAAGATATGGAAATTACAGATCGTGTAGATGGTGCTCTACCAATGGTGCAAGGATTAGAACAATTAGATAGAGAAATGGATGAATATGCCAATAAAGCAATGGCAACATTTGAAGATTTATGTGATCTAGGTAAGAATGTAGAAGATAGACATGCTGCCCCTATATTTGATAGTGCTAGTAAAATGCTTACAGCAGCACTACAAGCAAAACAAGCCAAACTAGACAAAAAATTAAAGATGATTGAACTACAAATGCGTAAAGCAAAACTTGATCTTGATACCCGCAGGGTAGATGCTAGTTTAGCAGATAAAGAAGATTCTGCAGAAGAGATTGAAGGTAGATTTATAGGCGATCGCAGTAGTATGCTTGCTGATATTATGGCTAAAATGAAAGAAACGGATAAATAATAGTAGCGGAGAATGTGTTATGAAATCTTTTAAACAATATTTACAAG